CTGGACCTGATACTGGTGCTGGATTAGATGGCTGGCGGTATCCGCCTTGATCTCCTGCCATTATTCATCCTCGTCTTCTAAGAATTCTTCAATTTGTTCTGGGGTTGGATTGCCGTACTTAACCCAATCTGGATAAGACTCCTTGGTTGTTGCAAACCATAAAGCGTTTTCAACCGTAAAGCCTGCTTTGCGCAATCCTTTGTAGTACTCATTAAGCCAAATGCAATACATTTCTAGTTCGGAATATGTATCTTCAGCAACCGTGCGATTCCGAGTGTTCTTTTTCTTCGGTGCGGCTGCCATGATTACTCCTATCCGACTGTACGACGACTAATTGTTCTTACACTTCCGCTTGCTTTACCGCTAGCATTTAGGCTAGCAAGAATGCTTTGTAACTCTGGACGCTCGGTTGTTTCACCAGGACCTCTAAACGGAGGGCCTTCTGGATTGCCGCTACCAATTTCTCCCATAGGATTGCCTTGAGGCATACCTGAAGGAGCGCCTCCCACTGGTGCTCCGGGAGCAGAGACGGGTTGCTCAACCGATGATTGAGTACCAGCAGGAGGATTCTCGGGTGTAAATACGTCAAGGATTACGTCTTCTAAGACTCTACCCTTTTGACGCTGCTTAATTACTTCAGCAACCTTATTAATAATCTGCGTTGGATCTTGTCCCTGTGATGCCATTTGTGGAATGGCTTGAGTGTAAGCAGTAAGAGCACCCATAAGTGCTGTACGTAAGTCTTCCGTCTCAATCTTTTCTTGTTCCAATGTAACGTTGACATTGAATGGTAGTTCACGCATAGCCATGTCCTTGGAGATTAACTTACCTCCGAGGGCTTGGAGCATGAAGATTAACCCCTGAGCGGGGTTGAGACCAGCCAGCATGCCGTATCGGACGTCTGCTGAGTAATCGCTCTTAATATCTTTCGATGGCGTATAGGTGATGGCATAAGGAGAACCTGCATCGGTACCACGAATAGTCTTTTCGACATTGAATATCTTCTCATCTACTTCAAAGCAAAGGGAAATAACATCACGCAATGCGGTTGTAAAGATAGCCTGTGTTGATTTAATCTGACTATCGAAGGCTCCTTGAAGAGCCTCAACTCCTGCACCTGTAACAATAGATGCTTTGATGTTTCCGGTACGTGACTCTGGATAACGAGCACCCACACGAAGTTCTTCATTAAGAAGTTGCTGTTCATTGAATGCACCTGCTGGAATTTCCAAACTCACACGGCGTACGCCTGCTGGGTTTGCTGTGCGGATAACCGCATCTCCACCAAGTTGCAACTCTTGAACGTCATTAGGCAGAACGATTGGTGCTTGAACGGATTTTTCTGCGGCTTCCATAGCCATCAAAGCAAATCGGTTACGTAGTAACTGAATACCTAGTACATCGTCGAACTGTCCATGTAGTTCACCATCAACGCTTGGACGCTTTGCAATGATAACCATCATCTTACCCAGTGGGTTAGGTGCTTGGCTTAGTACAAAGTTACTGCGTGATGGCAAATAAAGAACGCTTTGATCTTTGTCATAATAGCGGATCATTTCGATCATGCCATTCATGTCTTGCTTGTACCCATCAGGTCCAAGGATCTGGCGTTCAAAGTCAGGGAACTGGGCTACCAGTTCACCTAGCGTCATTGAGTAACGCTTAACAAAGGCTATGCATCGTCCGTAGCGATCAAATTCTGGATAAGCTCCGAGAGGATTTTCTAGGCGGATGCGTGGCAACTTCGCTTCTTCATCCAATTCAATAATGAACGGGAGGAAACCATAGGTGATAAACATGTCAGCACCGTTGTACATATTGACTTCCATTTCCGAATGACGGAAATAGTTAGAGGCAATACGAGTACGCTTGTCAGCAAACGTACGAGCACGGTCTGATGTTTGGTTTACTGCTGAGCAATTAATTGCAGGCAGTGGTGCGATCATCTCTGCAAGATCGCGTGCAACAACGTCAATAAAGTTTGCTACTACGTTTTGATCAATGCCGTCTGGGAAGAAGTTAGGGTAGACCTGAGAGATCTTTCCCTGACGTACCATCTGGACGTCTTGATTTCGCATGTCACGTGAAGTGTTGCGATAGCGCAACGTCTGTACACGTGAGATGACTTGTGGAATAGTTAGCACTTAGTTGTCCTTAAAAGTTAATTACTACTTGGCTTTAGGTGCAGTCTTCTTGCTTGGAGCCATTGACTTGCTAGGGTTAGTTGGAGCAATCTTTTTCTTACCTGAAGATGTTGAGTTAGGTGCAACTACTTTGCCCTTACTCATTGAATTAGAAAAGTTCTTTGGCATTATCCGTTACCTCCAACTGAACGACCCTGTGGCTTAAGAGCCATCGGAACTTTTGGCATTCCTGCTACATCTGAGTTTCCACCCATATGCTGTCCGCCTGCTACACCAGTAGCATTAGGTGCACCTGCTGCACGAATGTTTACCTTGCCAAGTTCTTTACCAACCCACTCAGCACCCTTACCTACAGTGCCAATAATCTGACCTACGCCGCGCACTTCACGTGCTACGCCGCTTCCAAGGTTTCTTGCTAAACCTGTAACTTCATTACCTGCTGCCGCAACAGTTTTGCTTAGAAGACTCTTGCTAGGAGCAGTTGCTCCTGTTGGCTTGCTTGGCTTTGCTGGCATTGCTTTTCCTATCCGTAAGTCTCGGTCCATTGCTCTGAGAAAGCATCATCGAGATTGATTGAGTAACGTGATTCCATTTGTGACTTAGTAGCCCACCTGTTGGTTAGGTACGGAGACACATGGGTATTCTTTTGGATCATCTCGCGGGCTCTAATGACCGCGAACCACATTGCCATAACACAGTCTGTTGGACCTTTAGTGTCTGGCTTCCATGTAATTAATTGCTGTACTAATGCTTTGATTCCTTCTGAACCATCTGATGATGGAAGTTCAATAAGGTTGTTATCTTGGTGGTTGCCATCTCTCATTGTTCCGAAAAGCGCTGACATAGAAGCCACACCGAATGAAGTGTCCCACTTGTTCTTGCCTGTGAAGTGTGAGTTAAGTCTGACTCCACGTCCGGCAAGCCAGTTACGTAGATCTTCGTCAAGTTCAAAGGCTTTCTGGAATGCGTTGATTTCGACTCTGACTTCTTGTGGCTTGTATTTTTCTGTGTAAGCCTCAATAGCCGCTCGGATCTTTTGATAGTTGCCCTCCGCCATATTCAAGCAGTCAAGGACATAGATCTTGCCGTCTACTTTGTTGTACGTTAGTACAACCAATGCTGTCTTACCTGCGATTGCTGGGTCCATACCAATGATGGTGTAACCCTCAACTGATTTGGGATGTCCCACTACGCCAGGTTTTAAAGGTCCGACTCTTCGAGCCCCATTTGTTGATCCCGATACCAGGGCTGGGGGGAAGACTGAATCTTCTTGGATGTCTTCTTGTTGGTAGACAAGAGCCCACGTACTAGGAGTAACCTCGCTACGACGCTTGAAGAGAGTGGGTCCATCCCACTTTGGGTAGAATCCATCTTCATTGGGTGGGACGTCTTCGTCTCCATCCCACGGGACATCCGACTCAGGCCATAGAGTCTGCCAGTCTGCGGGTTCTTGAGCAAATTCCAATACAGCAGGCATGCCCATATAAGTAAAGGGGCTACGGCCACCAGACCAGTGTTTTGGATTACGAAGTTCTTTATAGAAGTCATTAGCCGCAATTCGCGTCCCAACTATGAGAAGTTTACCGTTCTTACCCAAACGGGTAATAACTTCTTTTTGTAACCAGTTAATCTGCTTGTCCCATTCATGGGCATTGGCAGTTGTAATAACGTCGTCAAGGATGATCAGATCTGCACGTGCGCCGTAGATCTGACCACCCATGCCTAGGGCTTGAAGGGTTGGATCTTTTTCGCTAGAGTTACGCGCATCGCCCCCAAGATAAACCGTGTCAGTTTTCCAAGTGTCTGCGTCCTCTTTCCAGCCCCCCTCTGGACCGTAAGCGTTTTGAAGCTTTAGGTAACGAGGGTGCGAAAGACGCTGCTTGATTGAATACACGAACTCGCGTGCTTTGACTAAGGTCTTCGAAACTACGATGATTCGAACGTTAGGATCAAGGGCGATACGGTAGGTCGAATAGTTCACCGTGATCACAGTGGACTTCGCGTGTTCCGGCGGAACATTGATGAGGAGCCTGTGTCGTTCGGCTGGCTCGTAGATAATAGAAGGATGCAGCCATGAAGGCTCTCTCGACTCCAGTAAGTCTACCCAGTCCTGATGGTGTGGGAATACTAACTGGTCAAGAAATATCTTAGAAAATTCTGAGAACGACAGTTCAGACTTGTCCTTACCGATGCTCGACAAGGAGTTTGTCTCACCTCGATCCTTTGCCTCCGCTAACGCTGTAGCAAAGTCCGAGTCACGCAGTAGCCACTGTCTGACTGTATCAGGCTTCTTACCGATTGCTACCATGGCTTGGTGGGTTGTTGCTCCCGCCTCGACCATGGACAAAACTTTGGCTTTAGCCTCGGCTAGCGCCTTGACTTTAAAGTGTTCTTCTCCTGCTTTGAATGTCATGACAGACCTTTCCCGTCTACAACCGTCCGTCTATAAGTTACTGTCTGTAACAGTATGAGCAGGCTATATAAGAGCCTGCGAATAACTTTACTTCCTATACTGTATTAATCCGTTCAAACAGTCAAAACGAACGTTTTGATGGAAACAATTTTGTGTTTCCTTTGCTACTGTGTTTTCCAAAATAGGACAAACTGGGACATTCTGGTACAGGTGTCACTATGACACCAGAAATATTTAGGCAGAGATACGTCTATGAACGGAAGCCCAGTTAATAACCACCCGGGTCAGACGCTGGCAGACTGGTGGGCTGGTATGACAGTCTGTCTCTGCTGTCCCACAGTCTCCACGATGTTCCGACTGGGGCCAAGTCAGATTCATTATTTTCGTACGAGCCGACTGGCAAACGTTCGGATGGCTGACTGCCTGCCACCTACGGTGGCTGTGGCACCAGCCAGTCCTGAACCTTTACGGCTGTGCCAACCATGCTGATACTGGACTGCTTCTGTCCTCTGTCAGCGGCGAGCGACGGGGTATCTCCCCGCTCTGCAATGGCACGGAACTGAGGCGTGAAGCACCCGCTGCACGACGTATCCAGTAGCAGATTGCCAGCGGTAGCAGAGGCTACTTCCAGTGAAGACAGTGTGCCATTCTCCTTCCTGCCACCCCAAAGGGTGGTCTGAGAGACCGTGGCAGAGCCTAACAGGCTGTCAAGGTCTAATCGTGCGCGGCAGGCAGCGGAGCTGCCTAGATCGCCGCGACCTCTAGCCCTCGGGCGCTTACGTCGCTAAAGGCGACGAGCCCTCGGGTGACAGCCTGTGTCTGCCCTGCCAAAGCGTCGGTCACAGACCACCCTAAAAACGGGGAGGCAAAACAGAAGGAGAGAAACATGTCACACTCAATCGTCTTCACTAACGCGGAAGTAAGCAGCCTCAAGATCGCTACCGCTAAGAACGGCAATCTGTACGCTACTGGCTTCATCGTAGATCGCAGCGAGCACGGTGCTTACACCACCTCAAAGGCGTTCCGTACCTTCGATATTGCAGAGCAAGTGCGGGAGATCCCAGCCCTCGCAGAGTTCGCCGCTCTATCGCCAGAGGAGCAGAAGGCTAAGAAGTCTAGCCGTCCAGTAGTCACCATTACAGGTTGGCTTAAGAACACAGCCGATGCTAAAGGTATCTGGACTGAGACGCTGGTGCTCACAAGCATCACCGCCTAATCCGCGGAGCGGATTGGCTGGCTGCTTCGGCAGTCAGCCTTTCCGTTTGTTGAGTTTGCCAGATCGGCTGACTCTTAACTTAGTAAGGAGAGAATGATGAATGACTCAGTTGTTGTACAAAACGAATTGACTATTATGAATAACTGTGTTGCCTGTATTGAGTTGCATGAAGATATGGTTGGTGGTCGTTGTCCTGAATGCCAGGATAAGTTTGATACCAACCAGACTGTGCTTGCCCATACGATAGTTGACGAAGGCAACGTTATTTATCGCAAGCAATGGTTGGTAGATACGCCTATGCCTAGTGGTCATGACTGGATAAGTTCCAGTACACGTAGCAAGGATGGATCTATCAGGGAAGAGTTCACTGAACCTGTTGTCCATATGTCCGACAGAATCTTCGATGAGGACGAAGATCTGGATGTGCCTAGCAACCAGGTGATATGTCAGTGGTGTTACCTACAATGCAACAAATATGTAGTTTGTCCCAACTGTGAAAGAGCTAACGCATGAAGGGTTACATGAGCGGGGAAGTGGAAGATAACATTCTTCTACATGCCCAAGAGCCTGAGTACTACTACCTTGCCGAGACTGGCAAGGTCTATTGTGATTGTGGTCAAGCGTTTATGTTGGTGTATAAAAAGAATGTGAACTACACCACATTTACTTGCCCTAAGTGTTTGAGTACGGAAAGATAATGGTAGTCGGTGACTGCCCCCTGTGCCGAACGGCAGGGGGCAGATCACCTCAGCGTAAGGAGAGAGAATGAAAGAATACGTAAGGACATCTACGGGTAAACTTATTTGGGAGTTGTGTGACTGTGAGTTATGCGATTGCCAGTATATGAAGAATGATTGCTCATGCAATGTACGTGAACACTTTGATGATGACAAGCATCCTCATTGGTTAATTAGGGAGAGCACAGAATGATGTTTTATAATGGTTTTAATATGTTGATTGATGCAGTAATCGGACTTTCTGTATGGTTCTTTACATACAGATATGCTTGGTGGACAGGCTACCATGCAGGTGTAAGCGATGAGATCGACTTACATGAACACTATGAAAATAAAGGAGAAGCAAATGGCTAAGACAATCGAACAACTAACACGCGAAGTTCTCAAGGAGATTCTCCGTGAGCAACTTAATGCAACAGTAGCACCGGCAGCACCAGCAGTTAAGGTGACTCGTAAGTATGTTAAGTCAGGCAAGTACACCAATGCTGCTAAAGCTAGACAGCGTAGCCATCGCGCACGTAAGTTAGTTAAGAATGGATAACGTTTACGTTATGCCTAATGTGCCACGTTACATTAGTCTGCATCGTACATGGTCAGTGGATTACAAGTACATTGTTGTTGATTCACTGCCAGCCGAGTGGGAAGATTACTCAATGGCTGACAAAGAAAAGTGGCTCAGGACCCAAGGTGCATTAACCGATCATAAGTTTCAAGAACATGTATCGGTTGACGATGGTAGTTGGGATGTTGACCCCAAGTTAATTGAAGAGTCATTAGCATGAAGAAGTACAAAGTGACTATCCATGAGCATGTACTCTGGACTGTTGAAGTTAAAGCACCTGACGTTGAACGTGCCAGGGAGAAGGCAGATGCATTGCGTCTGTCTGAAGATTGGGCAGGTTGGGTGCTTGATGAATCAGCAGGCTGGACTGAGTTAGGAGACACACATGAAGTACAAGAAAGCAATGACGATAGTAACTAGTGCATACCTTGCACTGTGGTCAGTAGTTGCGCCAACTAAAGTTGCTGCTCTTACTACTAAGTATCTTCGACCTACCTGTTTAATACCATACAAGTATTGGACAATGACAAAAATAAAATCCTTTGCTAAAACTGTGATGTATGAACAGTATGGCTGGGATCGTACTGAATACAAAGCACTGAACAAACTCTGGACTGCAGAGTCACACTGGAATCCTAGTGCATACAATGATGTTGTCGGTGATCTTACTGACGGCTCACATGCTGGTGGTATTCCACAATTACTGGCGTTAGATCCACGAACGCCAGCCCCGCAACAAGTTGAGCGGGGGCTGGCTTACATATCACACAGATATGGAAAGCCTTCTATTGCTTGGAGCCATGAGCGAACTCATGGTTGGTACTAACTAACTACTAAATAAGGAGAGAGAGATGCCGGACACAATCAGTACCCCGGTAGTAATAGAGATCGCTGCATGCTATGAATGCAGAGATCAATTGTTTAAGATCCAATCTCGTAATGTTAGGGCGTTTCATACCCAACGCGTTACAACCTATGCACTAGAACGTGATCCATCTTTAGGTGACACTAAAGAAGTATGGGCACACGATCGTTGTACATTTACTTGTACTGTCTGTCGTAAGCGTTCTACTAATACCAGTAAAGAAGGATGGTTTAACGATAGGGATACCTGTCGTCCATGTCATAAGAAGATTATTAGCGAGCGCATTACTGGCGAGATAGAAGTCATTGCATGTGCAGCGCATGGTAATAATCGTGCTTTTTATGACGCTCATCATCCTGGCATTATATGGTCAGAGTTCCGTGATCAATATATGTGTCGCACTTGTTATGATGCACCAATTAGATGCAGAGATTGTAATGATCGTATGCATGAGAATGATTGGGACATGCATGAATGTAACGAAGAGAATGATAGTGATAACAACTACATTCATAACTATAGTTACAAGCCAGTGCCTATTTTCTATGGTAACGATACGCCTTATGCGTTCGGTATTGAATTAGAAGTAGAGTCAATGGGTTCGGACTTCGAAGATGGTTCTGAGATAGCACATCGTTCTAATGGTGATCGTGTTTATCTTAAGTATGATGGTTCACTTAATCATGGCTTTGAGATTGTCACTCATCCACACACACTGAAAGAATTCCAGACTAACTTTAACTGGACATTCTTAAATAAACTACAAGACCTAGGCTTTAGATCTTGGAACACTAGATCGTGTGGTTTGCATGTGCATGTGTCTCGTACTGCATTTAGTACTGACATAGATGTACGTGGTGACAGTCATCAGATCAAGTTTATGAAGTTGATCTATGACAATGAGCAGCAAGTCAAACGTATTGCTGGTCGTTCATCTACTTATGCTGCGTTCAATGACAAGGGCGGAGTAGTTCGTAAAGTAAAGTCCGGTAGGCAGCGTGATGGCAGATACTCTGCTGTTAATACTGACAACCGTGCAACGTTAGAGATCCGTGTCTTTCGTGGATCGCTACGTAAAGAACGTGTCTTATCAGCAGTCGAGTTTGTTGCTGCTGCTATTGAGTACACCCGTAACCTTCGTGTTACTGGTAAGAGTAATTCATTTGCATGGGTCAGGTTTGTTGGCTATGTCAATGAGAACTCTGAGACTTACCCTAACTTGTTCATCATCTTGAATGAGTTGTTTGAACGTGATCGTATCCCAACTAACACAAGTTCTGAGGAGGACAACTAATGTGTATGTTATGTGTAGTACCACCAGGAGTAATGCCTGATAAAGAAAAGCTCGAAGCATCAGCCCTTAACAATCCGCATGGCTTTGGATTCTCTATTGTTATTCCAGAAGAGAATCGCATCTTGCGCGAGCGCACTATGGATGCTGATGAATCTATTGCCCGGTTTATTAAGATGAAGAAGAAGTACACAACAGGTTGGTCAATGTGGCATGCTCGTTATGCTACACATGGTAGCCGTAACGTTGTTAACTGTCATCCATTTTTAGTAGGCAATGATGAGAAGACACACCTTGGACACAATGGTGTGCTTGATATTAAGATCCCTGCAAAAGATGATCGCAGTGACACACGTGTTTTTGCTGATGATCTGCTGCCTGCCATCGGTGGTGTTGCTGCTTTAGACAACCCATTGATCTGGGATATGTTAGAAGACTACACCTCTGGTTCTAAGATCTGTGTACTTACAGTAGATCCTGTTGCTCAGTATCAAATGTATGTACTCAATGCACATCTTGGCACCGAAGATAAGCATGGTGTGTGGTGGTCTAACAACTCTTGTTACCTTACGCCAATGTCTAGTTACAAACCCAAGCCTCGTAGCATGGTGACAGGAGGTTGGGTCTCTGATAAAGAACTTGACTTCTTTCCATCTGACAAGCAAGGCAAGCCGCTCGCCAAGAACAAAAATGGATTAGTGGAATGCCCTAACTGTGCTGCTGAATCAGATGAAGAAAGCATGCTCGAGTTAGAGAACACATGCCACTGGTGTATGTACTGCTTTGATTGCAAGTCGCAGTATGTAGATTGCAACTGCTACTATGGTGGCACTCATATGAAGAAATCAGATGTAGTATCAGAAAGTTGGGGACTAGAATGAAATCATTAAAGCCTTCATGGATACAGCACTATGCCCACAACAGTGGCAGGGGCTTTGACATTGGGTTGTACTACAGCCCACATGACCAGTACTTCCAGATTAGTTTCTTATTCTGGAAGTACTACCTTCGGTTCTTGTGGACTTGGCGATGATGTACATTCTTAAGCAAGCCCATGCGCTGACTACATTAGTAGACGTCTCAGTATATGGACCATTTGATACGCCAGAGATGGCGCATAACTATGCCCAGGAGAACAACCTAGGTAACTATATTGTCGACATTCTGATACGACCTACGTATCAGTAACCGATAGCACTACAGATAATGTGTCCTCCGTTTACCCATTATTTGTGGTACACTATCAACGTTGAGACGGTGGGTTTTGGCTCTCTCCTTTCCCACCTTCTCGACCTTAACAAGGGAGAGTTGTATGGTCTCTATTGACGACCACGAAATACCAAGTCATATATCTTACTCAGCCTTAACTACATGGCTATCATGTGGTTGGCTCTACTATCTTAACCGTGTAAAGAAACTGCAAGAGACACCAGCATGGTGGTTCTATGGTGGCAGTGCAGTGCACCGTGCAGCCGAAGAATATGATCGGATGAATCCATGAGTCTATTAACAGAGTGGAAAAAATGGTGGGATGAAACTGCCAAAGAACGCCCTGAATATGCAGGCGATAAGACTGGCTGGCGAGTAGCATCACCTCGACGCAATCCAGAAGATGAAGACTGGTGGTTTACTAATGGCTACAAGTTTTATGAACGATGGATTGATTGGCGCCAGGCTAACCCCCACTTAACAATGGCTATTACACATACCGGTGAACTAGGCATTGAACTTGAAATGAATCCAGTTGTTGATGACATTACTGTCAAGATGTTTCTTGATCGTGTAATGCTAGATACTACAACTGGTGAATATATTATTGTCGATCTAAAGACAGGCAAGACTACGCCTACATCTGCATTGCAGTTGGCGTTTTATTCTTATGGGCTACGTAAGATCTATGGTATCAATGCAACTAAAGGATACTATTGGATGGCTCGTAAGGGTGAGTTGTCTGATGCGTTCGATCTTGCTGACTACGATGACAGCAAGATCGAAACGCTTGTTCGTATGTTCGACAAGGCTAGAAAGGAAAACATATTCCTTCCTAACTTCGATCACTGTAAAATGTGTGGACTGACCATGCATTGTACGTGGTTCCAACAACCAAAGGAGAATGATGAGTAGCACAGAAGCACCTATCAGCATCACAGTCAAGACACCAGTTGGTAGTCTTGTTACTGTACGTGCTGAATCAGGCGAGGGCTTAGACAGTATTGTGGCTAATGCACTCGCTGCTATTAGTTCAGCAGTAACTGAGCTTGAGTCTGCAGTACGTGGGACACAGGCTGCCCCATTGACACAGGCATCTAACTTGATTGCCCAGTCATTAGGTGGTCAAGTTATCCAGCAAGATACACCACCTTTTAGCCCAGCCCCAATTGGTGGGGGGCGCACATGTCCACATGGAAAGATGACCAGCATTCAGGGTGCATCCAAGCAGGGCGGTGTGTACAAAGGTTACTTCTGTCCATCAGCACAAGGTGATCCATCTAAGTGCAAGACTATCTACATTGATAAGTCTAACCCAGAATGGAATACGTTCGTACCTGAGCGCATGAAGTAATGAAAACATTACGACGTTCAATCCGTAAACCAGAAGTTGGAGGGGAGCCTTTACCGGCTCCCTTTCAGGCTTTTGAAAAGGCGGGTATTGTTATACGCCGTGCTGAGGTTACAGTAATTGCTGGCACACCCGGTGCTGGTAAGTCATCTGTTGCGCTACATATTGCAGCCCGCTTAAAGCAACCAACGTTGTATTTCTCAGCCGATACCAATGCACATACAATGGCTATGAGATTGCTAGCCATGACAGGTAAGATGACGCAGCAACAAGCAGAGATCATGATGAAAACCAGCCCTGATACTGCCGAGTCTATCCTTGCAGAGAACAACCATTTGTATTGGTCGTTTGAACCTAGCCCTACACTTAAAGATCTTGATGAGGAAGTGGCTGCCTTCGAAACTATGTGGGGTAGAAGCCCCACACTTATAGTAGTAGACAACTTAATGGACATTGCAATGGATGGACATGAAGAGTTTGCTGCTATGCGACAGATCATGAAGGAGTTAAAGTATCTTGCAAGAGATACCAATGCTGCTGTGCTAGTGCTGCACCATACGCAAGAAGGATCGCAAGGCTACCCATGCCAACCACGATCTGCTTTGCAAGGTAAGGTAGCGCAGGTACCAGCAATGGTATTAACTGTGGGTCAGATGCCACTGCCTACTGGATTAGATTATTACTTATGTATAGCACCAGTAAAGAATCGCTATGGTAAGGCAGATCAAACAGGCAATACGTACGTTCAATTATCATTTGACCCAGCTTCTATGTACTTAGAAGATGTGATCAGAGATTACAATAGTAATTATGATCAGGAGATGATGGTTGTATGAGCAGTTGCAACATGTGCTCAGCAGTTAACAAGAAGTTACACAAGCGTTTGTACCTAGAGTACAAGATCTATGTGTGTACTAAATGTACTATTGAGCATCAAGATCAATTAGATATGGAGAAAGAACTAACGTGACTGCAGCCAAAGCAAAGGGATCCAAAGCCGAACTGGACATTGTTAAATACTTAAAGCAATGGTTCCCTTATGTAGACAGACGTTTGGCTGGTGCAACGTTAGACAAAGGCGACATTAGTGGAATACCTGGTGTTACTATTGAGATTAAAAACCATGCCAAGATGGACTTGGCTGGTTGGACAGAAGAGTTGTTAGTCGAAATCGCTAACGATAACGCATGGACAGGTGTAGTGTGGCACAAAAGGAAGGGTAGGGGAAGCCCTGCTGATTGGTACTGCACTATGCCCGGACATGTATGGGTAGATTTATTAAGGAGAGCACTTGGACAAACACAGCATTGAAGATTACCTAAACCATATTGGTGCTACTATCCCTGCTAGAGGCAGTGGATGGCGCAAGATGCGCTGTCCATTCCACGATGACAGTAACGCTAGTGCTGCAGTTAACTATGACATTAACAGGTTTAACTGCTTTGGTTGTGGCGTAGCAGGTGATACATACGATCTAATAATTAAAGAAAGAGGCGGTACATTAATTGAGGCTATCGAATTCGCATCGACAATTTCTACTACGGGCAACCCAGCAATACGCTCTGCACATAAACCAAGCCGAGGCGTATCTATTGACAAGACAGCTCTCGGTAGACGAGGCTCGCATGTTTCATTTGGGAGTGGTCGTCGATCCTCTTCCGGGTCATGAACAGTTTCTAGGTAGAGTTGCTATCCCTTACGTTACACCTAGTGGTGTAGTGGATATTAGGTTCCGTGCTATGCACAATGAAGAACCTAAGTACATGGGCATGATGGGTGCTAAGACTACAATGTTTAACACTCAGGCTTGCTTTGCTGCAAGCAAATACATTTGTGTAACTGAGGGTGAGTTTGATGCAATTATGATGGGTGTCAAGACACCACATCCAACGATAGGTATACCAGGTGCTAATAACTGGAAGCCACATTACAGTAGAATCTTAGATGACTTTGATATGGTTATCGTCCTCGCTGACGGGGATAATGCAGGTGCTGAGTTTGGCAAGAAGATAGTCCGCGAACTACCCAATGCCAATGTAATAACAATGCCAGAAGGTGAAGACGTAAATAGCGTCATCATTAAACTAGGGAAAGAGTGGATCGATGAGCGAATCAGAAATTGTATTGCCGCTTGATGAAAGCATATGGGAACACATTGAACATATGGAGGGTAGTATTGGGATCAATGTTTCGGAGACCAAGACGTTGGATCTTCTTGGTGCTTTGTATGATATTTATTTTGTCAGCAAAACCGAACCTAAAGAAGGGCAAGAACTCCTCATCGGACTAGCAGCCCTGCTTGTGGCTGCCCCTATGGGACATGCTGAGACTGTCTGGAAAGAACTACAAGTACGTGAGTCTATGAAGAACTTTGAACTACAAGTAAAGGAAGTACTAGACAATGAAGGAAAGTGATGTCGATGCAATCCTTAAAGAACTCAAAGAGACCCTGCTTAAAAAGCAACAAGACTACGGTCCGCTTAACATATCACTCGCTCCGGGCGGACCTTATAATGGTTTACGAGTTAGAATGTTTGATAAACTCCAACGATTCAGTCACCTGGTCGACACAAATAACGACACGCCCAACTACGAAAGTCTTAGAGATACCTTCCTTGACCTAGCAAACTATGCCATAATAGGCATACTAGTCCAAAGTGGACAGTGGGAAGGCTTGCCAAATGGAAAGAGTAGTAGTCCTGTCAGACCTACAGATTCCGTACCACGACGAGGATTCAGTAAAGACAGTAGTGGACTTTATCAAGGAGTACAAACCCACCCAGTTGTGGTGCGTGGGTGACGAACTTGATGCACCAGAACCTAGTCGTTGGAACAAAGGATTAGCAGGAGAATTTGCACCAACGTTACAAAGTTCTATTGATCTAACGCACGAAATTATGGCTGACTTCCGAGCGGCGCTCGGCAAGGGTAAGCCGTTTATTATTCAGCGATCTAATCATACCGATAGGATCCAGACTTACATCCGTAAGTATGCCCCAGCGTTCAGCAGTCTCCGCTCGTTAGAGATTGAAGAACTACTGGGGTATACTTCTTTGGACATCCAGTACCTGCACAAGTTCAAAGAGTTGTTACCTGGCTGGGTAATGGCTCATGGAGACGAGGGCCGATCAGTGCAGGTACCGGGTTCAACAGCCCTAAGCCTAGCCAAGAAACTTGGCAAATCTGTAGTCTGTGGTCACACGCACAAGCTTGGTCTGCAACATGAGACCACAGGTTTGTATGGAAGAAACAAAACAGTCTTTGGTCTAGAGGTGGGACATCTCATGGACATGAAGCAGGCTACTTACCTCTCTAGCGGTGTTGCTAATTGGCATCAAGGGATAGGTATATTGGTCGAAGATAATCGCAAGGTAACCCCTTATGCTGTGCCTATCATTAATGGGGACATTAATCTTCCATGAAATATTCCATCGATGAATGGCTAGAGTACAAAGAGATGATGGTTCGGATAGCCTCGGATTATAAACGCAAATATCCTATGGTCGAACTAGATGATTTGCAGCAAGAGATGTATCTGTGGTTTGTGTCACACCCTAAGAAGTTTAAAGAGTGGTCAACGCATGAATCAAAAGACAGAGACAAACTTATTGCTAAGTCTTTGCGCAACCAGTGTTTAAAGTATTGCGAAAAAGAAAAGGCACGTAAGGGTGGCTACGATATTGCTGACGTGTATTACTACAACGCAGCAGTAGTTGAAGTTTTTTTGCCTACAATTATTGCTGAGTCATATGAGATGCCATCTAAACTTAAAGACTTGGGTAGTCAAACTAAGTCAAGTGAAATCAATGATGGCATGAACTGGCTAGGATTGCGCTCAGATATTGCTCGGGGTTACTACCGGCTATCTGAAGCCAAACAAAACATACTACGTTTACGCTTCAGCGATCCAGATGCACCTTGGGCAAGAGTTGCTGAGGAGTTAGATACTACGTTAGATGGTGCGCGTATGAAAGTTCAACGTGCAATGACATCATTGATTCAATCTATTGGAGGATGGAGACCTTATCATGACGAAGACACCACAGAACAGAGCACAGAAACGACAGTCGATGACATCGAAGAATGATAACGTTATTGTTTGTTGGTGTGATAACGGCACTACTGATGGCAAGTTTACTGAAGGATTAATCTATTCAGTACTTACATCTGATGTGCCTATTAGATCTGCCATGCGAGTACAAGGCAATCAGATTGGCAGACAAAGGCAGAATGCCTTTGACTTTTGGTACGATCACACAGACTTTAACTGGATTCTTTGGGTAGATAGTGACATTGTTCTTACTGAACAAGCTCTGAGTGCAGTCTGGAATGAGTGTGACCCTACGACTAAGCCAGTAGTGACAGGCACTTACTTTGTATCTAAGGAAAATGAGCAGGCATTGATGACTCCATTCCCTGCTTTGTTTAACTTTACTGATGATCCTTATAAGTTGGCTTACGTTCATCCATTACCAGTCAATGCACTAGCCAAAGTGGGCGCTGCTGGATTTGGCTTTTTGTTTATGCATCGTAATGCAGCAACTAAAATGCGTGAAAAGTATGGTTCTGTTCCATTCTTTAATGAAACTGGAGTAGGCGAACAGTTCGTATCAGAGGACATTAACTTTTTCCGCCTTATGAAAGAAGCAGACGTTCCACTCTATGCACACACAGGAGCAACGGTTCAACATATGAAACGTTTTTCTTATGACAAGGCATTCTATGACATGTTCTGGGCTGCTCAAAAGCAACAAGAAGAAGATCGCTTACAAGAGTTGGCTGACTTAGATGACGAATGATCTTAGGGGTATCCCTACTTTTGCCTGTATATGTGGGTCTAAGATATTTCAGGTAAATCTTATGTGGGATGAAGAGACAAGGCTGCCTGGTTGGTATGACTTGTCTCAGACTTGTTATGAATGCGGGACTGTTACCACTGCACCTACACCCATTGACGAAGGGATGGATTGTGTATAAAGCATACTATCAAAAGAAACCACCCGGCCTTGAAGATCATGTCGGCGTGCATATTAGACGTTGGGGTTTTTCTTTGTGGTTCAAAAAGCACGTACTGATTGTAGGGTGGGAACGCCGTGCCAAGATACGACTATAAGTGTGAAACCTGCGGGGGACAGCAAGAGATAGAGCGATCCTTTGGTGACGATACTACCCCTGTCTGTTGCGGTGAGTCTATGACTAAGATATGGTCCTCCACACCGGTGCACTTTAAGACCGGCGGGTTCTACTCAACTGGAGGATAAGTGAAGCGATTAAAACATTACTTCTTCTGCAAGAATTACCGCTGGATAGTGGTAACTATTAAGGAAAACTTCTGGGAAATTGAGTGTACTAAGTGCGGTCATAGGACGCATTTGTGAGCGAAGACTGGAGAGCCAGTGCTAACTGTGCTGGACTAGATGTTGAATTATTCTTTGTTGAAAAAGGACAAGTAGATGATGCAGTTAAAAAGACCTGTGCTAATTGCACGGTAAAGGTAGAATGTGCCACCTTTGCGGTGTCCATTCCAGAAATCCAAGGCTACTGGGGCGGTACTACTATCCGACAGAGGCAGCATATACGTAAAGGTAGGCAGAAGATCGCCCCCACAAGGGACGATCTTACTGTACAGTACAGGTAAAGTCAAATCGAAATTATAAACAAATAAAAAAGAACCCCCTTCCCTAGTAAAGATACTAGGTCGGGGGGTTTCGTGCCTCAGAGAGGCCTTAGAAGCCGTTTAAAGGCTATGCGGTAGGTGCTGGTGTAGCAGGTGTTGCCACTACTGGAGCCGCAGGAGTATTAACTACCGCAGTAGCAGTAGCAAGTGATACCTGTGGAGCAGGGAACTGGTCTGCTGGGTTAGCCCAACGCAAAATGACTGGCAAGATTGCTGCGATGCCGGCATCAACGAGAGCCTTTGGTGTGTGGTTGCCTAGCATATAGCAGGCAGTAACAGCACCAATAAATGTATGGGCGTAAACTGAGAAGACTGTCCATACCTTTGGAGAGACATTGAATCGATTCATTTATCCTTCTTCCTTGAGCATTTGTTTATGACAAGCCGGGCAGTAAAAGACCCAGCCTCTATAGAGTACAGCACCTACGGCTTGGCAGCGGTAGCAACTAGCGTGTTGATAGATTCTGTACTCAGGTAGATCTTCGTCCACTACGCCGTCCACTTAGGGCGGATGACAGCACGGACTAGACCCGGATAACGGACCTTGGCATAAACGCCATCACCGTTAGACTGGTTAACCCCGATGTGATCAGGGCCTGTATTGCCTTCAATCGTTGGCAGAAGATGGGTGTGCGGGTCAATTGAGCCTGTGGCTATGCCTGTGTGCTGGGCTATACCTGTATGGTTCCAGTCAAAAAGAAGAACATCCCCTGCCTGTACCTGTGCAATAGGAACAATCATGCCCTTACTATGTGCCCATGATTCCAAAGCTGGGCAGTAGGCAAACTTTTCAAGAGCAGGCAAGGCATGGGCTTGATCAAAGCACCACGATACAAACATGGCGCACCATGATTCGTGGTTCATGCCATACCAAACGCCAAACTTGTTGTCGTTGTTGGTGCCTTCTTTGTAGCCAACCTGTGACTTAGCTGCTGCTATTACTGCTAATGCTTGTGTGCTCACTCTGTTTCCATATCTTCAATAAGATCTTCTAGGTGTTCAATCTCTTGTTTTTCTAACTTAAGAATGTGGCGGATAATCTGTGCATCACGCTTAGTCTGCCCAATCATGGCAATGCCAATGATGAGTTCAACTGTTACGGCTAGCCATGAGGCTAGCAATTGCCAGTGAACATACGAACCACTGTCTTTAAAGATGTGTGGCTTAAGCCACCAAACTGCACTGAGTCCAGTCCATGCAAATACAAACCACCAGTTACGAATAGCACTTTGAATAGTCCATGATACTTGCTCACTAAAGGTAAGGATGTCGCCAGTATCAGGATGAACGTACTTACGCTTTAACATTCCTTCTCGCTTTCACTACGGCTATGTCGGTTTTAATTTCCTGTTGGCGTTCAATCAAGTGATCAACCTTGTTGATTAGTCCAGTCTGACCATCGTTGTATAGCGCGTATTCAATACGACTAGTGCGTTTGTCCATCTCGCTAATAATTCTTAGGAGTGGAGTAACCTGTTCATCAATAATCCTATTAAGGTAATGTTTAAAAACAAATGATAATCCTGCTAGCAAACCAGTTAGAACAAAGAAATAAGAATAAACGATAGTGGCTGTATTGCTATTCATTGTTATACCGTTCTAACCGTGACAACAATAGTTCCGCCAAAGTTTGTTAGTCGTTTGTCAGGAGATATCTTGTTAATAAAACTTAACTCTTCAATAAGACAC